ACATCGACCCCGACGAGAGCAAGTCGGCAGAGGAACTGCGGGCCGAGCTGGCGGCGTTGCGCAAGGCGCAACGCAAGGCCAACCGCGAGGCGGAGAAGTGGCGCAAGCAGGTCACCGGCAAGAACGGCGACAAGCCCGAGGCCAAGAGCGACAAGGCCGACGATGCCGATGGCGTGGCCGAGGATGTCCTGGCCGAGATCAAGTCGCAGACCGCGAGCGAGGTCGAGGGCAAGTACCGCCCGCTGATCATCCGGACCGCGGCAACCTCCGCGCTCACGTCGGCCGGGCTGGCGCTGCCCAGCGACGGCGACAAGCGCAAGGCGCGGCTCGACCGCGTGATGAAACTGCTCGACACCGACGACCTCACCGTGAGCGAGGACGGCACGGTGGACGGATTGGATGACGCGATCGACGACCTCAAGGACAGCTTCCCCGAGTTCTTCGCGCCGCAGGGCAAGACGGTGAAGGCGGCCAGTATCGGGGCGAGCCCGAAGTCCGGCACGCCGGAGCGGGCGAAGTCGGCGACCGAGCTACAGGCCGAGGCGTTCTTCGGCGGCGGGTCGTGAAGCACTAACCGTCTACCTAACGTGTAGACTCCGTAGACAGACAGCCACGTGTCACGTGATGGACCGATGGCCCAGAGCAATCGAGTTCATCAAGGGAGTAGATCATGGCTGTTGATGTCAACGCGTGGGTCCCCGAGGAATGGGGCGGCGCTGTCGTCACGAAGTTCACGAACACGTCGGCCGTCGACCGCGCCACCTCGCGGCACGAGCCGATGTCCACCGACGTCAAGCACGTTCCGAAGGCCGGGGACGCTGACGCGTACTTCATCCCCAAGGGCCAGGCGTACACCCTGGACGACAACGCCGGTGACGAGCTGCTGCTCAACGCTCGCAAGATCGGTGTCGCCGTGCCGCTGGCCGACGAGGACATCAAGGACGCGGCGGGCTTCGTCAACATCGTGAACGCCAAGAAGGACGCTGGCGCGTCCGGCACCGCGATCCTGTTCGACAACGCGGCACTGGCCGTCACCGGCGCGGAGAATGGCACCACGGTGCCCTACACCTCCGTCTACGCGGCGGCGACGAACAAGTCCACCGTGTCGACCGGGGCCACCGCGGCGGCCATGCGTGACGCCGTGCTGGACGCCATCGCCGTGGCCGAGGAAAGCGAGTGGTCCGACGAGTCCCTCGCGGTCATCGCCTCTCCGGCATTCCGCCCGCACTTCCGCAGCATCTCCGCCGACGGTTCCGCTGGTATCAACGTCTACGACGAGCGCGGGTCCTCGCTGGCGAGCTACCCGATCTTCTGGTCGCGGGGCGCTCGACTGTCGGCCACGGCCACTCAGTCGCCGACCGCCGGTGCCGGTCTCGCCGGTGTCGCCGGGAACGCGATCCTGGTCGTGGTGCCGCGGCGCATGCTGGTCGTGGGTGACCGCGAGCGGCTCATGTCTCAGGTCACCGACGCCTTCACCGGCCCCGGCGCCCTGAGCGACGTCGCCTACCTCAAGATGCGGACCCGCAAGGCGTTCGCCCTGGGCGACCCGGCCGCCGCGTCCGTGCTGGAGATCATCGCCTAGTAGTCCACCCGGCCTGCCCGCTACGGTGGGTAGGCCGGGTTTCACCACTACAGACCTTCATCGCACGGAGGACAGCATGGCCACGAAGGAAGAGCTACAGGCGGAACTAGAGTCGCGGGGTCTGCCGACCAGCGGCACGAAGGCGGAGCTGGAAGATCGCCTGAACGAGGACGCCAGCGAAGGCGAGGGCGCGCTTGGCGTTGCCAGCACCCCGTCCGACCAGCCGGTCAAGCTGGGCGTGCGCGACGGCCGGTTCCACTACACGTTCATCGTCGGCGAGTATGAGCAGCCCGGCACCGACCAGGACATCGCGAATCGCGTCGAGTGCGAGCGGCAGGCCGTCAACTTCGGCTGGCGTGCCACCGGCCCAGCGGCCGAGGCGTACCGGGATGAGACCCCGGGCGGCGGCGGCGACATTACCTACGCCTGCCCCGTGGTCGAGAACACCGGCGAGATGACCGCCGACCTGGAGTACAGCCCGGGCGACGGCCCCTACAACGGGCAGGAGTAACCGGCCATGGCCTGGACCACGACGGCCGAGGTGACAGAGAAGACCGGCGTCGCCGTCACCGACGCCACGGTCGCGCTCGCGCAATCGGTGATCGAGGTGTTCGCCGATGTGGACCCCGACGCCACGACGGACACCGACATCACCGCGCGTGACGCCTATCGCCTCAAGATGGCCGTCGTGTTTCAGGCTGCCTGGCAGGCCACGCAGACCGACCTGCTGGCGCGCACCGACGCGGCCAGTGTGTCGCAGGACGGCGCGTCGTTCACCTACGCCAACCCCGACGCCACGCAGCTCGCGCCGCTGGCGAAGCGCAGCCTGGACCGGCTGTCGTGGAACAAGTCGCGGATGGTCGGCACCGGCGCCGGTTCGAGGTTCGGGTCGTTGACCGAGTGGGAGCAGGCGTACCTGCGCGACGAGGCCGAGGGCGGCGCACCCTGGTATCCGGTGAGCGGGGGAATCTAGGTGTCGACGTTCATCCCGACCACGACCGTGGCGGTGTTGTCGCGCACCGCGGCCACCGACTCCTACGGCGACGAGGTGGAGTCGGATGCGGTACTGGCCGGATTCACCGACTTGCCCGCCTATATCTCCGAGATATCAGAACGCGCGTTCGACCCGACCACCGGCCGGGCGACCGTGATCGAGGGAGTGTCGATTCGGCTGCGGCCGAACGCGTTTCCGTTCGCACCGCATGACCGCGTGAGAGACAACACCACCGGAATTGTCTATCAGATCGACACCGTTAACTCGAAATACTCGCTTAACGGTTACGCAGACATTAGACTTACAGCCAAACAGGTTTCTTGATTTCTCGCGATGCCCCGTAAACGGGCAGAGAAAAACAGACGACCACCGACGTAAAGGCGTGTGGCCCATGGCAAGCGTGCGCATGAATCAGCGCGGAATCGATTCCCTGTTGGACCACGTGGATTCCCGCATCTATTCCAAAGCCATGGGCCCGATGGAGCGCGACGCCAAGCGCTACGCCCCGGTCGACACCGGGTGGCTGCGCTGGAATATCCGCGCGAAGCACAAGCGCCGCTGGAGCTACGAGCTGCGCGCCACCACCGTTGGTCGCACGGTCGGCAGCGACCAGTACGCCGTGTATGTCGAGCTGGGCACGCGGTTCACCCGCGCTCAGCCGTACCTCCGGCCCGCGGCCATGCAGGGCAGGAGCCTCGCATGACCCTTCCCCTGCACCGCCCCAACACCGAGCTGATCGCCGTGGCGTGGCTCAAGACGCTGGCCGGCGTGCCGAGCGGCAGCGTCGGCACCACGTTGCCCGCGGCCGAGGCGTTCGCGACCGACGGGTTCGTCCAGGTGGTCGGTGTCGTCGGCGGCAGCCCCGACGCCTACGTGCCGCTCCGCAACCCCGTGGTGCAGGTCGACACCTGGGCCGTCAACCCCGGATCGAAACGCCCACCGTGGGGCAAGGCCAACACGCTGATTGAGGACATCCTCGCCGCGTGCTTTACCACGCCGGACCCGATCGTGCTGCGCGATGAGTACTTCGCGGCGCGGCTGTTCGAGGTCGCGGCCACCACCGAACCGCGCCGCGTCCCCGGCGATGAGGGCGGGTTCGCCCGCTACTCGGCGGACCTGCAGTTCCACTGGATACAGATAGAGGAGTGAGGATGGCTGAGCACACCGTCCGCCTGGCGCGGACGCCGAACGAGGAAGTCACCGTGGGTGACGCCGAGTACACCGACCTGCAGCGCATGGGCTTGCTCGCCGGCGAGGAAGGCCCGCAGCGGCCCGAGTCCGGCGGCCAGTCGACCACACCTGCTGCGCCGAAGCCCAGCAGGGCAAGCAAGCCCGAAAAGGAAGAGGAGTAACCGATGGCCGTCACCACGACCAACATCATCGTCGGCCCCGCCGACCTCTACGCCGCGCCGTTCGACGACAGCGTGGTCGAGCCCGTAGACCCGAGCGAAGCACTTGACCCGGGCTGGATCGACCTGGGCGGCACCGACGACGGTGTGAGCCTCACCATCTCGCAGTCCTGGGAGTCGCACATGTGCGACCAGGTGGCCGACTACATCGCCTCGTCGCTCACCGAGCGCAACGCCAAGGTGTCGACCAACCTCGTCGAGTCCACCCTGGAAAACCTGCAGGTCGTGCTCAACGGTGGCACGATCACCGACGTCGCGGCCGGGGCGGGCACGGCGGGCACGTCCACCTATGACCCCGTGGTCGACCTGGTGGCCAACGACCCCACCTACTACTCGATCCTGGTGCGCGGCAAGGCGCCGAACGGCTTCCAGCGCGTGTTCATCATCCGCCGCGTGCTCTCGCTCGACGACGTGGAGTTCAGCTACACGAAGGCCGGGAAGTCCATGTGGAGTGTCACCTGGACCGGGCACTACGTGTCGCAGTCCATCGCGCCGTTCCGCGTCCGCGACAAGACCGCCGAGCCGGTCTAAGCCGCTGACACTGCAGACCAGAGAGGAACGGCATGACCGACAACGAGCCGATCAGGCTATCCACCAAACCGCCCGAGGGCGCCGACGAACGAGTGACCCTGTTCTATATCGACGAGCAGGCGTACACCATTCCGAAGCGCCCCCGGGCGAACATCGCCCTGCAGTACCTGGACCGGGTGCGCGAGGAAGGCACCGAGCAGGGGGCGGCGTGGCTGCTGCACAACATGCTCGGCGAGGACGCCTATGACGCGCTCATGGGTTACGAGTACCTCACCCCCGAGCAACTCTCGGCCATCGTCGAACTGTGCCAGCGGCACACGGTGGGAAAATTAGAGCCGTCCAACAGGGCGGAGAGGCGTTCGAAAGGCTGAGCGAGGTGATGTGGGTGTTGGACCACGCGGCGGATATCGAGAGTGATCTCTCTGTGTTCCACCGTGTGGACGACCCCGCATCCCTGCCCGGCCCGAAGTTCTTCTCCCTCGCGCTCCGGCTCGGTGCGTATCAGGGGGTCATCGCAGCGCGGATGGCCGAAGAGCAGGAGCGCGCCGACCAGCGCGGCGGCGGGAACGGTGAGCAGGCGCGGATCGTGCCGGACACCGACTTCCTGGCGGAGCACGCGGACATGTTCACCGACAAGACGTAGGGGAGGGCGGCATGGCAGGCTTCAAGATCGCCGACGCGTTTGTCGATGTGGACATTGACATCGCCAAGCTAGAGGCCGGCATCAAGGCCGCCGAGGGCAAGGTCAAGGCGTTCGCCAAGCGGTCGGAGAGTGTGGCCGAGGTCGACCTCACCGCCGACGGCAGCAAGCTCGATGGCGACCTGAAGCAGGCGACCGGCGACGTCAAGAGCTACGCCAGCAAGGCGGGCTCGGTCTCCGAGGTTGACCTCACCGCGGACACGGGCGCGCTGTCCGGCGACCTGAATCAGGCCACCGGGGCAGTCAAGTCCTACGCCAGCAAAGCAGAGTCGCACGGCAAGGTCGAGCTGGAGGTCGACGACTCCAAGCTGGATGCGAGCCTGGACAGCGCGGAGAGCAAGCTCAAGGGTTTCGCCACGGCCGCCGGTGTCGCGGGCGGAGCGATCAGCGCCGCACTGGTCGGCGGCATCGTCAACAACATGAGCATCGAGGCCGGTACCGACAAGCTGGCCGCCCAGCTCGGGCTCACCGCGCCGCAGTCCAAGCGGGCTGGCGCCGTCGCGGGCGGGCTGTACCGCGACGCCTACGGCGAGAATCTGGAGGGCGTCAACGACGCGGTGGCTGCGGTCATGTCGTCAATCAAGGGCATGCGCCATGCCAGCTCGTCCGACCTGTCGGCGATCACGGCCAAGGTGCTGGACCTGTCGGCCGCGTTCGGCATCGACGTCGCGCGGGCATCGCAGGTGGCCGGGCAGTCTGTCACATCCGGCCTCGCGCCGAACATCAACCGTGCCATGGACCTGATCACCGCGTCGATGCAGCGCGTCCCCGCGTCTGTCCGCGAGGACATCCTTGACGCCGTGGACGAGTACGGCCCGTTCATGAGCACGCTCGGCATCAAGGGTGAGAAGGCATTCGGGATGCTGGTCAAGGCTTCCGAAAAAGGCATGTACGGCATCGACAAAACCGGCGACGCTCTCAAAGAATTTAGCGTGCTCGTGTCTACCGACATGGCCCGCACCAAGCCGGTGATCGAGGGCATGGGGTTGAGCTACGGCAAGCTCGCCGACGACATGAACGCTGGCGGCGATCGGGCTGCCGCCGCTACGCAGAAGATCGTCAAGGGACTGATCGCGATGGGGCCGGGCGCGAAGCAGGGACGCGCCGCAATCGAGCTGTTTGGCACGCCGCTGGAGGACCTCTCGGCCACCGAGATCCCGAAGTTTCTCACGAGTCTCGTGCAGGCCGAGGGCGGGCTAGGCAAGGTCGGCGGCGCGGCCGACCGCATGGGCGACACGCTCAACGACAACCGGAAGACGGCGTTCGAGTCGTTCCGCCGATCCGCCATCGGCCTCGTCACCGACCTCATGGACATGCCCGGCCCGCTCGGGTTCGTGGCCTCGTCGATCGCAGCGGTCGGCCCGGCGGCCATGGGGGTCATCGCCCCGATGGCGTCGATGGTCGCGGCGTCGCGCGCGTCGGCGGCGGCGTCGATGGTCGCGGGCGGCACGGTGAAGAAGTCGTGGCTTGCCTCGTCCGCGGCCGCGGGGAAGTCCGTCGCCAGGCAGGTGGGAGCGTGGGCGCTGCTCGGGGCCAAGAGCCTGCTGCACGCCGCCAAGGTGGCCGCCGCGTGGATCATCGCCATGGGCCCGATCGCGATCGTCATTGCCGCCGTGATCGGCCTCGTCGTGCTGATCGTCAAGAATTGGGACAAGATCAAGAAAATCACGACCAAGGTATGGGGCGCGATCACCAAATGGCTGGCGAATACGTGGGATAAAATCACCGACAAATTCCGCAAGGTGTGGAAGTCCGTCACCGATTGGTTCAAGAATCTCTGGGGCAATATCTCCGGGTGGTTCAGGGGCAAGTGGAACGACATCCGGTCGTGGTTCGGCGGGCTGATCAGCGGCATCGCCTCGCGGTTCCGTGACTCCTGGGGCAACATCGCGTCGTTCTTCCGCAACCTGTGGAACAACGTCAGCTCGTGGTTCCGCAGCAAATGGGCGGGCATCCGCGATTGGTTCAGCGGGCTACTCCGCGCGGTCGGCGATCGATTCCGTAGCGCGTGGAACAATATCGTGTCGTTCTTCCGGAGCATCCCTGGCCGCATCGGCGGAGTGATCAACCGAATCAAGGGATTCTTCGGCAGCATGTGGAACGGCATCGCTGCCGGAGCGCGGAGCGCGCTCAACGGTGCGATCGGCCTGGTTAATGGGCTGATCGGTGGAGTCAACACGCTGATCGGTGGGTTCAACCGAATCCCCATGGCGCCCGATATCCCGTCGATTCCCAACATCCCCTACCTCGCGAATGGCGGCGACATCACGCAGCCCGGCTCGGCCATCGTCGGCGAGCGCGGACCCGAGCTGCTGAGCCTGCCGCGCGGCGCGCGGGTCACGCCACTGGACGGATCGCAGTCCGTCGGCGGGTCCTCCTACGGCAACATCTACGTCACTATCGACACGCGCAGCATCCGCGAGATGCGCGACGTGTCCGACTTTTTTGCCAAGGTGAAGCAACAGTCCCGCAAGGGCGCGGCGGCGGGAGGCCGGGCATGACGACACCGTGGAGGCCGACCAAAGAACAGGCCGCCGCCACCCGCGAGCGAGCGCGCCGCGCGACGGAGCTACTCAACGAGATGCTGGGCATGCCGTTCGATCACGTCGAGCAGGACGGCGACGTAGTCAAGGTGTTCTTTGATGCGCACCGCTCCGACGAGGCGACGCTCAACCTGGTCGACATCCCCGTCGACAAGGCCGACGACCCGGAGGCGTACTTGCGCCGCGTCATCGAGCGGCACACCCCACCGGCGTTCGTGCCGCGCCCGTTCCGGCCGAGAGGCGGCCACCGTGGCTAAGTGGGTGATCTTTGAGCACACGTCCGGCGGGCACATTCAGGCAACGTCAGCCTCGTCGTACGCGGCCGCGCGGCTCGGCGATACCAAGTCAGTGAACACCGGCGACTACGCTGCCCACTTCGGCCACCGCTACGACGGCTCCTGGCATTTCTGGGAGGCGTTCGTCCGGTTCGTCACCACAGCGGTCACCGACAAGGTGATCGCTGCCTATCTCGACATGATGATCGATCTACCCTACGGGGTCCAGTGGGACAAGGTCGGCGGCGTGCACGTCTACCGCAGGGATTGGGGCACCGGCCTCACGACAGGCGACTTCGTGAGCGGCGAGTTCATTCAGAACAGCATGACCCCGGTGTGCGTGGCCAAGGCGGACAAGACCGGGGCCACCCTCCTGGAGCTGGAGCTGTGGAACGTAAACATTATGCACTTCCTGATCGTCACCGAGCGACAGGTGGCGGGGGTCGGACCGGGGTCGAGCGGCACGCAGAGCGGGGTTCTGCGGTACTACACCGCCGAAGCCTTGAACAACACCACCGAGTTGATCCTGTACACCATGCCGTCCAATGTGCACACGTTCTGCGGTGACAACCTGATCGAGCTGTCCGACGGAACGTGGGTGGCCGAGCGTTTCCAGACGTCGACCGGCGACGTCACGCAGCTCTGGCACTCGGCCGACGGCATCACCTGGACGGCCATCGGTTCGACGCAGGACGCGGCGGAGGGCATCCACGCCCGTGGCCGCCAGTCCCGCTCGCTGACCCGCGACTCCGATGACAACCTCTACCTGGTCAGCTTCGGGTCCGGCGGGGCGAACACTATGCGCGCCTTGATGTTCGCCAAGGGATTGGGCTACACCTGGACCGAGCAGACCCCCCGCTACACCGGCGACACATCCGCGCTTGCGATCTCCCGGCCGGGGACGTCCATCTCCGCGCAGTGGGTCGACACCGGCGGCGGCGTGGGCGGCAAGGGACACATCTACGTATCGATGACACAGCCGAACGTGCCGACCAGCGGCAACGGCACGGTGAACGACATTGGCCGGTCCGCCATATCCTCCCCGCCCGCCATCGTCGCGACCAAGCCACTCGTGTTCGAGGCTGGCGCGCTACGCGACGCAGACTGGCCGGGCACGCTGGGGCCGAACTCGACGTATGGCGGGACGCTCGGCGTGGCCACCGACCACGTCCCGGACGGGTCGAACCTGGCGACGCTGGTCGACAACGGCTACGTACTATCGATGATCCACGGCGGCAACGAGCTGGTGCGCACCACCACCACCTCGTCCGGCGGGCGGTCCACCTCGCTGTTCGACGCAGGGGCCACCGCGCTACTGGAGACCGGCGCGACCAAGATCCGAACCGTGAAGGCGGGGTCCATTTATTTCACCTTGGCGGGCACCCTGGAGACCGCCAAAAACTACACCTCGTGGGAGAATTCGGTTTCCACGCTGGCCAAGTCGCGGCACTTCATCCACTCCGGGGCGCCCGAGCGGGGCGGCTCCGCGCTGTGGGACATGGTCTACGACCCGATCAAGAATCGCGTGTGGGTCTACTACGTGCCGGTCGGCACCACTCATGTGGCGCGCTGGTACTACTCGATCACCAGCGGCGGGATCAACTTCACGCCGGTCACAGTGTCGACCACAGCCATTCCCGCAGGTGCGTCGCCGTACAGCCTCCGGGCGGTCAGCACGCCCACGCGGCTCGGCAAGGTGCCGATCGAGGTTGCCTACACCGCGAGCGACGGCACAACCAAGAGCTTCGCATTCCTGTTCGACAACCTCTCCACCCCGCCGCAGGCCCCGACCCTCGATCCGTTCGAGGACTACGACGCGACGGCCGCGGCCACCCTGCGGTGGACGTTCAACGACGAGGACCCCGACGACTCGCAGTCCGCCTACGAGGTGGAGATCATCAACGCGTCCGGCGGCGCGACGGCCATCGACACCGGCAAGCTGGTCGGCTCCACATCCAGCTACACTATTCCCGCCGCCGCGCTGGCGAACGGCAACACCTATCAGGTCCGCGTGCGGGTGTGGGACTCGCACGACGCCGTGGGCGCGTGGTCGAACTGGATGCAGTTCACGGCCACGACCACCCCCACCGTGACGATCACCTCGGCCTATGACCTCGCGACCGGCGAGGACACCTACATCGTGGGCTGGAGCTACACGCAGCCCGAGGGGGCGGGGCAGGCGTACTACCGCGTCGCCAACACCGTGGGCGGCACACCGTTCTACGACACGGGATGGGTCGCAGGCGCGGCCACTGTCTACGAGGTGCCGCTGTCGTCGGACGTGCCGAACACGATTTCGGTCGAGGTGGAGTCGACGCTGGGGCTGCGGTCGGTGGCCGACACCGAGGTGTTCACTCCGGCGTTCCTGTACCCGATGACACCCACCGTCGTCGCGACCACCCTGCCGCATGGCGTGCGGCTCGACATCACGAACCCTGCCCCCACGGCCGGGTTCGTGGAAGCCTCCCACAACGAGGTCTGGCGGTCACAGCCGGGCGATCCGTCCGAGACGCAAGCGGCCGCGGCCATCCTGGGGGAGCGCACCTCCAACGGCCTCTACACCACCGGCGGCTACACCTATCTGAAGATCGCCGATGTGGTGCCCGCATCGGAGCAGGTGCCCGTGGTGCTCAACGCCAACCCGGGGTTCGAGTCCGACACCGACGGGTGGGTGGCGACCGGCGGCGCGCTATCCCGCTCGGAGATCAACGTCCGCTCCGGCACGGCGGCGGCTCTCCTCATCCCCGACGGGGTGTCGGCCACCGCACAGATAGAGGCCACTGCGGCCGCTGGTGTGGCCGTCACGGCCGGAACCGGCTACGCCCTCACCGCCTACCTCTACATCACGGCGGGTCACCCCACGGCGAATCTGGCGCTGGTGTGGCTGGACTCGGCGAATGCCGTCCTGGACACCACGGAAAGCACCCCCACGCCGGTGGACGCCGCGTCCTGGACCGAGTTCGTTCTGTCCGGTGAGGCCCCGGCCGGGGCGGTGAAGGTGCTCGCCCGCGTGGCGCTCACCGGCACCCCGTCGTCGGCGGTCGAGACGTGGATCGATGACGTGGAAATTACCGGCCCCGACGTGACCCTCATCCCGACAACCGTCACCGACCTGGACCTGTACTCCGGCGCCGAGACGCGCTACATCGTAAAGGCGGTGGGCTGACATGGGGACCCCGACGATCACGGCCACCGCCACCGGGAACGGCGTGCTGGTCACCATCACGAACCTGGCGGCGGCGGCATCGGGTGCCTCCGGGTTCGAGTTGTGGCGCACCACCACGGAGCGCTACTGGCAGGGCGCCTACGCCAGGGGCACCGAGGGCAGCGGGCAGCTCGCGCGTCTGGCCGTCTCGGCCACCACCAACGACACCTTCACCGACGTGTCGCCGGAATCCGGCACCACCTACGGCTACTTCGTGCGAGCGATAGGGGACACCATGGCCACCGCAGACAGCGCCACCATCACCGTGACGGACTTCCGGCTAGAGCCTGGCGTCTACCTCGTCGCGGCGGCCGACGCCGTGCTTGTCGGCGAGGCCGTCGATACCACGGAGGTGTTCCGCATTCCGCCGCCGGGGCAGTCGGTGGAGTTCGTCACCGAGTCGGCCACGCACCTGTTCGCCGGTCGGCGCTACCCCGTGGTCGAGTTCGGCATTCACGACTTGTCGCAGCTCGGCGTCACGGTGCACGTGCCCTACTCCGACGGGGCCAACGGCTACGGCACCGAGATGGACCTGCTCGCGTGGGAGCGGTCGAAGACCACGCTGCTGTACCGCGACGCGCGCGGCGTGAAGGCGTACGGGGTCATCGTGGGCCTGACGTTCACGAACACGCAATGGGGCCGCGAGGCCGAGTTCACGCTTCAGCCGGTCGACTACGATGCGAGCGTGGCCGCGTGAGGACTACAGACCAGCCACAGGTGATCCGCGCCGACGGCGGCGTGCGCACCATCGACTTCCGTTACGACCTGCTCAACGCGGACAACGAGGCGATCGGCGACATCACCGACCTGGTGCGCGACTGCACGATCGATTACAACTCCCTCGCCGACATTCAGCGCACCGCCCGCATCCGGATCACCGACTCTTCCGACATCGACTACGCGATCGACCGCATCAAACCCTGGGTGATCCTGGAGTCCGGCGGCGTGTCGATTGAGCTGCCGATGGGCGTGTTCCTGCTGCCGACCCCGGAGATCGCCACCGACGAGCAGGGCACCGCCACGCGCGACATCGAGGCGTACGACCAGATGCTCGTGTTGCGTCAGGACATGATCGCCTCCCGCTACGCGGTCACGGCGGGCACGAACTACGCCGCCGCGGTGACCACGATCCTGGCCGACACCGACGGCGTGACGTCATGGAACATCGCGCCGACGGACAAGGCGTTGCCGACGGGCAAGGAGTGGCCGCCCGGCACCGCCAAGGTGGACATCATCAACGAGCTGCTGACGGCCATCAACTACGGCGCGCTGTTCTTTGACGAGGACGGCACGGCGGTTGCGCAGCCCTACGTGTCGCCCGCGACGAAGGCGAGCGAGTGGACCTACGCGGCCAACGAGACGTCCATCGTCTACGAGCAGGCAAGCCGCACGATCGACCTGTTCGACGTGCCGAACAAGTGGGTGCTGGTGGTCTCCGATGCCGACCGCCCGCCGCTGGTCGGCAGCTACACGAACACGGACCCCGACTCGCCGACTTCCACGCTCGCACGCGGACGCACGATCACCGACTTCCGGGAGTCCGAGGATGCGGCCGACCAGGCGAGCCTGGACCTGAAGGCGTTCGCGCTCGCGGTGGAAGCCTCGCAGGTTCACGAGCACGTCGCGTTCACGACGGCGCTCAATCCGCTGCACAGCCACGCGGACGTCTACACCGTGCAGTTCGACACGCTCGGGCTGTCCGCGAAGTTCGGCGAGACGGAATGGTCCATGAGCCTGGAGACGGGCGCGAAGATGACCCACCTCGCCCGGCGTGTCGTGTCATTGGAGGCGTCATGATCTCGATATCGGACTTCCTGGCGCTGACCACCACGCGCGACCAGGGCGAGTCTCAGGTCAAGCTGGCGACCGTCGATCCCGCCTACGTCTCCGGCGACCCGCGCGTCACGTTCGACGGCGAGGACACGATGACCACCCGGGAGTACGTGACGCTCGACTCCTATCTCCCCGAGCCGGGGGATCGCGTACTGCTCGTGCGGACGGGCAACACCTGGCTGATCGTCGGCGCGATCGGCACGGCCACCGATCTGATCACCCCGCTGCAGGAACCGCCCGCCGCGCAGCTAGAGAAGAACGCCAACCAGTCGATCGGTAGCGCCACGGCCGACCCTGTGAAGCTGACCTACCAGGTTGAGGCGTACGACTCCCACACGTTCGCTGACCTGACGAGCAATCAGTTCGCCATACCGGCCGGGTGGGCCGGGTTGTGGGAGTTCAAGCTCGGCGTGCGGTGGGCAGCCAGTGGCGAGGCGACCACTATGCGCGTGGCCCGGATGAGGAAGAACGGCGCCGACATCGTGACCGAGCAGGTGCCAAACCAAAACTCTCCGCAGGGATCAACCTCGCACTCGCTGTCGAGGGAGATTGAATGCAGCGCGGGGGACATTATCGAGTCGTTCGCCTGGCAGAACTCCGGGGCAGCCGTCAACGTCACCACGAATTACGGTGGCACGTTTTTCTCCGCCCGCTACATCCGCAAGTTGATCCCCTGAATGCAGTAACATCGATGCTAACCAACCGCACATGATTGGACACCGGATGACACCAGAGGTCGTTATCGCTCTGTTGTCTTCCCCACTCCTCATTGCGATTCCCACACTGTATCTGCGGCACAAAGACGCGCAGTTCAAGCGCAATACCGAGACGGCCAACACATCGTTCACCAGATTGGAGACTGAGAATCTCCGCCTGTCGGAACAGATCAGATCGTTAGAAAAACGTATCCGTGAGTTAGAGTTTCAGGAGGACCTGCATCGCGAGGAAATACACCTCTTGCGTGCGCGTGTCGCCGAGCTGCGGCGGCGCATGATTGAGCTTGGCGTGGATGACGAGGCGATGACGGATGGTTGAGCCGGTGCCGGGGGGAATGTCCCCAGAGGGCGAGCGCATAGCCGTCGAGCGACGGCTTGCCCGTCGGCGCACCCTGCTACTCAATGCGATCCTCGCCGCCAGTGGCATCCTGTTTCTCATCTTCGCGGTCTACGTCCTGGCGACGATCAAGGAGGCCGACGCCGCATCCGAGGAACGGGACCGTGCGATCGCGATCATTCAAGAGGATCTGAAGACGGTATGCAGCCAGGCTCGCCGTGTGGACCTGGCCGACAACGGCGAGAGCATGTGCAAGCGTGCGGAGCGCGGCGTACTGCCACCCGAGATTCAGGTGATCCAAGGGCAGGAAGGCCCGCGAGGTTCAGAGGGTCCGATCGGTCTGCAAGGCCCGCGTGGCCCGCGCGGCCCCGAAGGCCCGCCGGGGGAACAAGGGCCGCGCGGTTTCACCGGCCCGCGTGGCCTGCAAGGTCTGCTCGGGTTGACCGGCCCGATGGGTCCTCCCGGCCCCCAGGGGCCACAGGGCGAGCCCGGCCCGCCTGGCCCGCAAGGTGAGCCGGGGATACCCGGCCCGCAGGGGCCGGAAGGCGAGCAAGGACCCGAGGGACCGCGAGGCCCCGAAGGCCCGCAAGGTTCGCAGGGCCC